AGGTAGTAGAGAACATTGGGTAAGAGTTGGAATGGCTATTCACTCTGCTTTACCTAATGATCTTGGTTTATCTTTATGGTCTTTCTGGTCTGCTCAAGATCCTGACTTTGCTGCTGAATGGGAAGATGCAGGTGATTATGATACTCCCTGCACAACTGCTTGGTATTCATTTAAAAGTGGTGGCATTGGACTAGGTACTCTTATCTGGTTAGCAGATAGAGAAGATCCTGAAAGGCATAGATTCTCTGCTGAAAATAAAAAAATTGTCAAAGAAGCTGAAGAAAAGAAGGTTCAAGAAGTTAGAACATCAACTCTTGATTTTGGTGATGTAATTAAACGTGCCAAAAATATTCTTGAATTAGATAACCCTGCTGAAATGAACTACAAGTTAAATACTTTGGCATTGAAAGCTGGTTATAGAGATCAGTCATCTTTAGAAAAACTTATTGTCGATCAGATTCAATATGAAAGTCAAAAAGGTATTCTTGATATAGCTGATCTTTTTGCATTAGATATTCAGAGGGAATACTTGATACCTGACATTCTTCCTACTCCTTCAGTTGTTCTTATATATGGTGCTGGTGGAGATGGTAAATCCATGAGTGCTTGGACTATGGCAAAACATATTGCTACTGGAGATCCTTTCCTAGTTAGAGGTAGCAAAGTTCCTGTAGAACAAGGTAATGTTTTGCTATTGAATGGAGATCAACCACTATCTCAATTAAAAGAACAATTAGAAGAAGTTAACTTTCCTATTGAAAGCAACGTAAAAATTCAAACTGATTGGCAGTTACAAAGATATGCTCAGTTTATTAAATTGATGCAAACTTATACTCCAAAGTTAGTTGTTATTGACTCTTTGATTGGTTGTAGTGGTGGTAGAGCTTTTGATGAAAACAAATCAGATTTTGCTCAACCTTTATATTGGCTAACTAGAAATAACGGTGTTCTCTTTCCAAGAACAACTATCCTCATTATTCATCACGCTAATAAGAATGGTGGGTTCAGGGGAACATCAGCTATTAGAGATGCTGTTGATGAAACTTGGAAATTATCTAAGCCGACTCAGGAACAAGTTAATAAGGTAGGTCGTAATAGTAGATTTATTACTATCGAAAAGTCTAGGTCTGGAAGAATGGGTACTCAAATGATAATGAAGATGAAAGATGATCTTACCTTTGCTATCGCTGATTACACTCCTGAAGTATCTGATGATTCTGGATCACCTACAACTGTTCAAGATAAAGTTCTTCAAAAGCTTAGAAAAATTCACCCAGAAACTTATACCATAAATCAAATGATTCACGATCCAATGGTTGATGGTAAAGATGCTGCGATAAGAAAATCGTTCCAAAGATTAATCAAGAAAGGTCTTATTGAACTTGTGGAAGATGATAATTCTAATAAGTCTTATAGAGCAGTCCTCGCTCGCGGGGCGTTGACATATCCTGTCTCATTAGAAGAATCGTAGTCGTACCAATAGATTTCAGTGGGACAACTGTGTGAGACAAAATAGATTGTCCCATTGATTTTGGAGCGTAGGACAACTTTACTTGTCCCATACTCTTGTCCCATACCAAATCAATGTTGTGGAGCGTGATTATAGAAAATGGGACAATTTCAGCCACTCTCCCCAGAGAAAACACTAATTAACATCAATACAATCAGAATTTATGACAAAAAAACAAAGAATCGAAGCTGCAAAACAACGAATTGCTGAATTGGAACGATTAATTAAAGCTTGGAAAACAAAAAGTTAATACAATGATAATGTGATAATATAAATTTAAAAATATTTATGGCTGAAGCTGGAAAGAAACCTCATGGAAACAAAAAGTATTACCATGTTCTCATAGATATAAATAGAGGTGAATTATTTGATGATTACATTCGTAATAAATTAAAAGTTAAACCTACTTCTTGGATCAGAGATGTTGTTTATAAATTTTTAGAAGACAAGATTGACAAAGAAGTGTATGATGAAGCATTAAAAAAAGACCAGGAAAATTGGAATAGAGCCATTCAAAACCGTTTACAAGGTAGAGCTTTAGCCAAAATTCTTAATTCAATTAGAAAAAAATGAAAGATCGTCAAAAATTAGCAAGATTGAAAAAAATTAGGCGTGATAATTTAGAAAAAAATTTATTAGAAGTTCAATTAAAAGGATATGACCATTATATTTTTATTAATGAGAGAGGTAAAGCTCAAGTCGTTTCTAAAGGTGATTGGGTTAAAGAACACATAAGAACTGCTGTTCTTAAGTTTAATTATGAAGTCGATAAAATTGATAAATTATTTGTGGCTGATTTTACTGATTACGAGCTTGACCAATACGAAAAAACTTTTTTAAAGGATTAGTTGGTTTATTTTTTCTCATTTCCGCTACAACACGATTAGCTTCTAATTCAATCAATCTATTTAACAATGAGGCCATAAAAATATCTTGGTCAAATTTTTTTCTTACAAGGTGTGTGCAATATCTTTTTAGTCCATCTAAGTCATTGGACTTCATAAGTTCTCTACATTGCATTTCAACTTCTAGTTCTAACTCTGGAGGTGCTGGTTCTATATCAATGTTGAGGAATTTTGTAATTCTCATGGTGTAGGAAAAAGTTGTTTTTCAAGAACATCAACTGCTCTGTCATCAAGGTTGTTAGATGTCTGTTTACAAATTGCTCGTAACAAATCAATAATTAACCTTTTACAAGCAGTCGTGGTCAAAAAGGTTAATAATATTGGTTTTAAAATTTTATACATGACATAATTATGTGTTACTTTCCAAACATAGCTAAAATGCTAGTATTAGACAAGATACTACGCTTCTATGGCAGAACAGGAGAAAAAAGGTCCACTCCAGAAATTAAAGGACAACATCACAGATAAAGAAGAACAACTAGCCTTTATCTCAGTCGTAGTAAGGCTTGTGGTTGTTGCTTGGAGTGGTTTCATAGTATCGCTCAACTACATATCAATCCCTGGTTACAGTAACGAACCCAAGGACATTACATTTCCAGCTTCTCTTCTTACTGGAGCGTTAGCTAGTTTTGGATTGGAAGGTGCAAAGAAACGTGGAGATGGTACTTTTAAACCAGAGGACAAACCTCTAAACAAAAAAGAAGTAGAAGCGTTACTAGCGTCACAGTCTGGTGGTTATCAGACAGTTAGAATTGAGACACCGATAAAAATTATTGGTGCAGAAATTGTAGATCCCCCATCATCCAAAAAATGAAAAAATTTCTTCCTTTGTTTTTACTAGCATTTCCAACAGCTAGTTTTGCAGACGTAACACATTCAATTCAATCGGTAGCCTCAGTATCTACTCTGGGAGCATCAGCCACTAGCGAGCGTATTGCAGGGGCTATAAGTGTTGCTGGTACGAACGTAACACCAAAAGCTAATACAGTAGCAGGTCAAATAGGTTCTCTTGACTTGGCTGATAATGGTATTGCTAGTGGTGTTCCAACTATTGATTACGACACTAGCTTCAATATTGTAAATACAGGTGATGCCTTCTCTGTCAGTGAATCATACATTGCAGCAGACGCAGTACCTAGCTTACTGTCTGCCACAGTAACAAATGGGGCAGTCCCATCACTGCCTCTCCTTGGTAAAAACACAGTAGTATCGGGTGGTGATCCTGGTTCTGTAGCAATCACAATGGATAGTGGACAAGCACTTACAGTTAATTTAGCGGACATGGGTGCTGGTACTACTGCAACGCTCCAATCAACTATTACTCTTGGCCTCGATTAATGAAATGGTGGCTATGTCTACTTGTTGTTTTTACTCCAAATGCTTTTGCTGAAACTCCTAGATTTGGTGCGAATCAAATTCAAAGCAACTCAAGGAGTATTTCAAAAATAGATGAAGTTATTATTACTGAAAACTATAACTCAGGTTATGCGTACTCAGTTACAGGGTCTAATATCAAGATTAAAGATGGCACGATCATTTCACCAGAGGCAACATACACAACAAGTCAGAATACAGGTAATGCAGGTGCAGTTAATTTTGAATGGATAACACCAAACTTAACAAGCAAACCACAGTGGGAAATCGTGAGCGAAGGAGATGCGTTCTCATTAACAGAAAACTTCATGGCTCCTGGTTTAGACGCAGTAAGCATAATAAATCGAACTCAAACAATAGAAACAACACAAACTTCTACAACCTTATTTCAATAGGACTACTATTTGCTAGTCCTGTTTATGCAGAAACTACCATATCAAATCCTCAGTCGAGTACTCAATCGACTATTGTTAACCAAGGATTTCAAAGTATAAGTGGATCTTTCCCTACACATAGATATAGCAACGGTATTCAATGCCAAACACCTACTCTTAGTTTTAATCCCTTCATAACAAAAGGAGAATACTACAACACTCCACGAAGCACTATACAAAGAACAAATATTTATAACCAAGCAAAAGATAGCGAAACTGGACAGCTAACAAATCCTGGTGAAATACTTTACATAGCAGAACAGGAAAGGTTAGATCAGATAAACCATAACTTTTCATATGGAGCGACTATTAGTATTCAAGTACCATTAGGAAAACGATTTGATGATGAGTGCATAAAAGCAGCCCAAACTTACAGAAAGTATCAAGAGTTTATGCTTGATGCTAAGAAATTAGAAGTCAATCTCAACCGTCTTAAAATATGTGCCGAGCAACTAAAACTAGGTGTTAAGTTTGTAGGAGAAGATGCTGTTAGTTGTAGAAATGTTGTACTGACTAGCGTTCCAAATCAAGTTATCCCACATACTCATAAATTAAAGCAGTAGGCAAGTACGGATAAACTTGCCCACCTAGACGCCCCATCCATTGCCTTGGCGAATAGGGTTCTTTTATTTTACATCTTTTTTCTTCTTTGTAAGCTTCTTTATAATATTTTTTACTAAGGGTTTGACAATATTAAGTAGTAGTGGAGTAGTGGCAGCAACAGAAGCAATAACAGCAGTAGATACAACAACACTAGCTGT